TACTCCAAGTTTTCTACTAGCTACATCACCCTTGGGATAATGATGTGATAGGCGACAAATAATAATAAAGAATAACAAAAATTGTCAGCCACTTTCGGCTATTCAGATACTAGGCGAATTGAAATACGCAGTTTACACGCCAGATATAAACTGGAGGTGCAGAGTCAATTTATAATCGCAGACTACCACTATGCGATACTTTTATTATACCACTATATGTAGTATGTCAAGGTTTATTGTTCAGTTAATCCTGTAACTCTAGCACCACGCCTAGCAGCACCACCGACAGGAGCAAACCTACTAGCTTCTTCTGCTTCAAGTCTTGATATTCTTTCTAATTCTTCTGGATCTTGAAACACTAATGCTTCAGTTAATTGTTCTAATCCTATTTGATCTTGTGCTTCAACTCCACCTCTAGCTTGTAACTCTTGCAATCTTGGTAGTTCTGTTTCAGCAGCAGTAAATAACTGTCTAGCTTGTGCCTGTGTCAAACCTGCTTGTTGTATTCTTTTAGCTTCTTGTGTAGTAATTTCAAAACCAGCTCTTGCTGCTTCTCCACCTATTTGTGCAGTTGTTATTCTGCCTTCTACTATAGCTTCACCAACAGTTGGGTCTAATGCACCAGCAAGTATTGACCTAGCATCTAATTCAACACCAAAATTTTCATCATAAAAGGCTTGTACTTCTGGTATATTTTCTTGTATTCCTGAATAAACAGCACCTACTCTTTGTGCAAACTCATCAGCAGACACATCTCCTTCTATAAGATTTGTAAGTTTATCAGCCATAAATGTAAGCGAAGCTGATCTATCTATTCCATACTCTTGTAATGTACCTATGTAAGATTCTTTTAACGCATTGTAAGTAACCTCATCATACCTAACTTGTCCTGTAGCAGTTGTATTGCCAGGAAATATGTTTGTATATTCAGGATCTTTTCTAACCTCTGATATAACTTGTGTTTCTGGTTTACCTATTTGATAATATTGTGTCCATAAATTTAAAAATTCTATAGGCAATCCTGGAAATCTTGCTTCTGCTAATGCTACAAAGTCTGCCATTATGTGTTAGCTCCTAAATTTCTTTTTACTGTGCCTTGTCCTATAGCCTGTTCTAAACTATTCAAAGCATCATTAACAACATTGTCGTTGCCTTTCTCTAATCCTACTTTAGTAAGAACTTCATTAGCATAAGTTACATTATTATTTTTTACTATGTCTTGAAAATATGTTTCACTTTCATCTGGTATTTCACCCCAAGCGTTTTCAACAATATTTTTCCAAGGTTGTGATATATCATCATAAGTTAATTCTGGATTTGTATAAGCATCAAACAATGCAACTCTTTGTTGTTTAAGTAGTGTTTGTAATTGTTCATAAGCATCAGGTTCACCTGACCTTAATTTAGAACCCCAGTTAGCAACCCAACCTGCATTAAAATTTCCTGCAATAGGACCTAACCATTTTAGAGCTTCTTGCCTTACAGTATCTTCATACTGTGTTTGTCTATCTACTTGATATGCACCTGTTTCTATAACATTAAAAAACTCATCATCTCTTTCACCTGCTGCAAAAGGATCAGCAAACAATTTTAATTGTTCATTAGTTTTATTTACAGACCATTCACCTGTAACACTTTTTTTAGCTAGGTAATCTACTAAGCCTTGTGGTAAATCTCTAAGTTCTCCTGTTGTTGGGTCAAAACCACCACTAACACCAGATGCAATTAAATTATTCTTAACATTTATTCTTGCATCTTCATATGCTTGTTTTGCATCTAAAGGTAAATTGTTAAATCCTCTACCCATTGACAACTCATACCAAGCCCTTTGTTCTTCAGTAGTATCTTGATACCATTTTAATTGATTATATTCTCCAGGTGTTGGATCTCTACCTTCTAAAGCTGTTTCAGCAGCTAATGCTAAACCATCTGATGTTCCTAGCCAAGGAGATATAGATAAATTATCTGATACTCTTTCTACAAATTGTAAGAAAGGATTGCCTTCTATCCCTTCTAGTTCAGCAGTTGTACCTGCTACTATTGCACCACCTGTGTTTAAATCTTCTTTAGTAAGAAAACTATTAGCACCTGTAAATGCAGATTCATCTAATAATAAACCTGCTTTAACAAAATCATTACCAGGAACTTGATACATCATATACATTGAACCTGTGTACAAACTACCATCACCACCTGGAACTAAATAACCTAAGTAGTAATCACCATCTACATCAAATACTTTTGCACCTGTTGGAATATTATTAAATACTGTTGGTTCATTTGTTCCTGCTGTTCCTACATATTCGCTGCCTACAACAACTTCATCATCATAAGATGAATCATCACTAACTATTATCTCTATATCATCTAAGTTTTCTGATTCTGAAAAGTTTAACCATATAGGATTTTGATTTCCTATAGGAGTAAACTCTCCACTATTTAATATTTCATTAAATTCTTCTTCAGAACCTGCACTTCTAAAAGAATTACCTTTTGCAAATAAGGCATATCTTTTACCATTAAGATTTACTATGTTAGAACCATCTGTGTTCCAATCATTAGATATACCAACAGTTTCTGTTGTTGTAGTAACTACTTCATCTGCTTCTTCAGGCTTTGTTGTACTCCAACCATCTGCCTCAAATAAAGATAAATCAGATAACAATATTTCTCTTTGTTCATCATCACGATAAACAATCACTTTACTTTCTTGTTCTGGTGCTTTTACAAGTTTGCTTGTATTCCAACCATTTTTAATGTATAAAGTTAAATCAGATTGGTTTATTTCTTTTTCTGCATTACCTTTATATATTGTAACTACAGGTCCTTGTGTTTGAAATTCTAATAAAGTGTTTTGAGTAATAGGTTCTTTTTGTATTTTATTTATTTCTATTAAATTTCTATTAGATATAGCTTCGTTAGTTACTTTATCTACTAAATCACTTGATATTTTATTTTTAATATCTTTTTCAGATTGATAAACACTACCTTCTTCACCATAATTTAAAGTTGATATTCCATATTTTGCAGCTACAGAATAATATTCACTAAGAGATGAACCTAAAGATAAATTAAATTTAGATAACACATTATCAAATATTTGTTCTTCACTTGAATCAAACCATAGGTCTATTGCATTTTGTGATATATCAGATCTTTTACCTTTTGCTGTTGCATCTATAGGTTGACCATTTTGAACACCAGTTGGTGGTAATTCAGTTGCAGGTAAAACTTTTTTTGTACTTGTGTTATACCAATAATATTTAGATAAATTTACAGAAGGACCTGCTTGTTGTTCAGATATAGTTTTATTTGCATCATATAAAACTTTACTAATTAATACCCACATTATTTATTACCTCTAAAGTAATCTGTCTTAGCAAATGCTTTATTAAAACTATCTGCCTGATCTGGAACTTGTGAATTAAAATCTGATTCTCCACCTACAGCAAATTGTTTTCTTTGATTACCTGCTGTGTTCTTAGATAAAGCATCTAATACATTAACTGCAAAAACTTCATCATTTACAGGTGCTTGTACACCTGTTATTGAACGAGGTTGTGATGTATAGCGAGTAGCAGGAGCTAATCCTTTATTTTCTAGTTCTTTATTCATATTACCCATAACATCATTTACATAATCACCTACGCTTTTACCCAACACATCTTTATAATTCATAATGTTAGGTAAGTTATCTGAATCTTCTTTAAGCATTGATGGTTCTAAATCAGTATTACGCATAACTATATTTGCATTACCTGGACCTGCAAACCAAGCAATAGCCACTAAATCCCAAGAATTATATTTATTGTAATATTCTGTCATTTTGTATCTAGCAACTCTATCTTGTGCTTTTGGATCGTGCCAATCTGCACCTGCTATTCCTGCTTGTTTAGCCCAATTATCCCAATTATCTTCTACTATTCCATAAGCACCTAATGCTCTACCATATTTTGTAATAGGTCCAATAGCATTGTAATCTCCACTACTTTCTTGTAATTTAATTGTTTCTGCAAATGTGTCTAATTGATCTAATGCCATAATATTACCTTGGAGAGCCACTAATAAGGTTAACAACAGTTTGGTTAGTTCTTTGTATATCAGCTTGTCCTCTTAGCCTTTCTTTTTCAAATTTAGTTATTTCATTAAACTTTTCTAAAAATTGTGCAGAAGGGTCTATCTGTGTAATATCTTCTTCAAGTATAGCCTCTTGTATATCTTCTATTCCGTGATTACCAAAATCTGCTAATTCTTCAGGGGTTTGAAACTCTGGCTGTTCAGTTAATTCTGCTACCCTTTGAGCATTAGCAATTTGTTCAGCAATTAAACCTCGATAATCATCTAATAGTAATTGCTTTTCATAACCTTTTGGTTCTCTGCCTAATGATTGTGCAAACATACCATTAATTTGATTTGCAATTCCTGTATAATCTGGTGGTAAAAATACATCTTTTATTGTTGGTATGGCAGGTAATTGATTATCTACATACCACTTCATTGATGCAACCCAATCAGGATTACCAGTTTGATTAGCTCTACCCAATACTGTTTTTATAGCATCAGCACTAGCATCATCCCATTCTCCTAATAAAAAAGAACCTTGTTTTAATAACCCTGCATTAACTAAATCTGTTTGTATAGTTGCTTTTACTTCAGGGCTTAATCCTATAAATTTAGAATACTGATCCCCTTGTTTATAAAATACATACTCATCTTGTTCATCTTTTTCTGTTATCGCTCTACCTGTTGGAGTTGTATAATAACTTGGAACATCACCCAAAAAACTTACACTTGTTTGTCCAAACATAGAAGTGTCTTGTGGATAGTTTTGTATCTGTGGTTGTCCAGCACCTTGACCTATTCTCTGTATTTCATCAACTGTCATAACTCCATTAAGAAGTAAAGCAGCTTCTGCTATAGCAGCATTTACATTTGGTTGTTCTTGTAATATTGATAAAGCATTAGCATCTAATACATTTCTACTTAAACCTTGTGCGTTAACTTTGTAGTTAACTTGCTCAATTAATAAATTAATAAATTCGTTTACTGTCATTACTCTCCACTTATATTATACCTTGGAATTTCATCTCGTTCCTCATCTAATAATTCTTGTTTAAAATATGAGTTCCAAATATATTGAAAATCAGGATGTTGTCCAATAATATATTCTGCTGTATCTCTTAAATACCACCTTAAATTACTTAATGCTCTAGCTTGTTTAAAAGAAGTTTTAGTAAATCCTAATTCTTTTGCTTGTGCAATAGCTTGATTTCTAGCTTCTAAATACAATAGTAGCCCTTTACCAGCTTCAGTTGATTTAAGAAACTCATTATTTTCCCATTTATAAAATTCATCAATAACTTGATCTCTAGATGCTTTAATAGGTGTTCCTACTAATGGATTACCCCAGCCTGGGTATTGATTTTTAAGCTCCATACGCTTAGATTCTTTAAGCAACCTAGCTTGTTCACTTGAATTACGATATAAAGGTTTTTCTCCTACTTCTGCTTCTCTAAAGCCATCAACAGTATTTACAAATTTCTCCCAAGCTAAAGCTCCTAGTATTTGATTTTTAGCAATAGACCATTGTTCAGGTGTTCTAGGTACTCTGTCATCTCTTTGAAGTGATGAAAGATAACTAGCATAATCAAACTCACCTGTTGGATCATCAGGATTAGAGTAATAAGCAGTATATTGATATTGTTCAAATAAATCTTTGTTATCTCTAAAGTATTGAGAACCTTCTACAGTAACAGGTGTTCTCCGTACTGATGTTGTTTTAGGTACAGTTAACGATACAGGGTTAACTCCATATGTTGAAACAAAATGTTCTATTGTTTTTAAATCATTACCATCTACAACATTATCTCTGTAATCTCTGTATTCCTCTACTAAAGCAGAGAAAAACATAAACTGTCTGCCTTCTTCAGTTTGTACTGCTATTTCAAACCTAGGAGTAAAACTTGTAGGTCCTAAAAATTGTGCAGCAGATCTAATAAGTGTCATACCTTTTGCGTACTCTTGTGCTTTAGCTAATCCTTTTTCCATTCCACCTGGTGTACTGTCATCTATTTTTCCTGCGTACAACATCGCTTTATATACATCAATGACTGTATTTCCATACACTCTTTGAAAATCAAATACATCTGCTTCTACAGCCTGTAATAATTTTTGTGCGTAACTTGGTATAGATGCTTGAAATACGCCTTTTAATGCTCCTTGTATTTTTGCAACTGATTCATCTTCTGTTCTAGCAGGTTCAAAATCTCCAAATATAAAACCTCTCATAAAGTCAAAGTTAGGTGTATTAGGAATAATTGCAGCAGCAGGTATCTGCACAATAGGACCAAACCCAGGGAGTAATGTTGCAGATACAATGTTTAAACTTGAAGCAAAACCTGATGCAGTAACTCTAACATTATCATCTGATGTTAAATTCATATAATTTTGCAGTACACCATTCCAACCTGGAAAGGCAAACATTTCTTCACCTGTTGTTGGATCTTCAAAGAAAAATCCTGAATCTGTACCTGAAGGCATAAATGGATTATCTTTTCTGCCTGATACTACCATTTGTTCTAATCTTCTTGCAGGTGCAGGATTAGCTTTAAGTAGCCTTGTCCAAGTAGTTACAATTTCTTTATATGCTTCACCAAAAGGAAATGCAAATCTAAGTGCGTTAACTATACGAGTATTAGAACCTAAATCATATAAAAGTTCTTTAGTTCTTGTTAGTGCATCTGCTTTTGCTATATCATCTATATTTACAAATACTGCTTCTATTCCATCATCAACTGTGTACAATGCTCTGTCTACACTTGGTTGTGCTTTACGCATCTTAGCTAAATACTTTTCCCCTACATTAGCTTTTTCTGCTTGTTTAATAATATGTTGTTTAACACCTTCATCACCTACTGCAATTAAATCTGTTACTTTATTCCAATAGGCTTCTTTAAATACAGGAGCTCTTGATAACTTATTAGTAGGCATTGACATAAATTTAAAATACATAAAATCTACAAGTTGATTTAATTTTTCTGTTTCATAAGTAGGGTTTAAACTTTTAATACTTACTCCACCATTTAATGTTTGTGGTAATTCATCTTTATAAGCATTAAAAAACTTTTCAATATTTTTTAATTCATCTTCTCTGTTGCTCATTCTTAATTTAATTTCATTACCAGATCTATTAACAAACTTACCTTCAGCTAATATATCTAATATTTCTTGTGTTTTTGCATTTAATGATATATTTGTTAATACTCTGTTACTTGCTGAAACATTACCACCTGCAAGTTGCACAGCCCTAGCATAAGCAATATCTACAATATCATCTGCTAAAGCTCTGTTATTAAAAGCATTAGCCCATTCACTTTCAGGAAATCTATTTATAAATTGAACTAAATCAGAATTAGGATTTGGTTTTCCATCAGGTCCTATTCTATCTGCCCAAAATCTTTTTTTAAATGTTTCAGGTCCTTCTTTAATTGCATTCATAGCAATATCATCACCAAGTATTTTGCTTATATTCCATTGTAAAGAATTAACATATAATGCTTTTGGTCCATCTTTTGGAACATTAGTAAAAAATTTAGCTAATGCAGGATTGTTTTTTGCAAGACCAGGTATTCCATTGTGTATGCCTGATAAAGCATCAAAGAATGTTTCTCTTAATAGTTGTGTACCATTGATCCCTTCTAAACCATCTTCTAATCTTTCTACTTTTTTAAGAAATTCATTAGCTTGATCAATAGTCATTTTGCCTTGTGCGTATTGTCTAAACTCTTTGCCTAGTTTTGGAAATTTTTCAAGTAATAAGTTTGCTTCTGCTTTAGCATTTCTTCCTGTCATATACGCAATCCAAGTAGCAGGATTGATTGGCGTATCATATCCAGCAGCCCACATTCTTATCTGTTCTTCTCCTATTACACGAATAGTCCAAGCTGGTCTAATTAGTACAAGTGGTTTCCATACTTTAGATATATATTTATCCATTAATAAAGGAAATCCTTTAAAATCAGTTGCTTTTTGAAATTCAACTAAAGATTTATTTTTAAGTAATTTTCTTTGTATTCGTGATGTAACTTTGATTATGTCTTTTGGAGAATATAAAGGTATAGAGTTTTGTATCATTTCTGTTGATAATCTATAAGCAGGTATGTTTACTTCTCCACCTTCTACAAGTGCTTTAAGTGCAGGACCATAATCTAATTTAGATCCATCTGTTGCAATTCCATATCTTGTCATACCATCAAATTGTTTTTTAAATACATTACCTATTTCTTCTAATACTTCATCTGTTAAACCCTCATCAAAATCTTTAATTAAAGTTTGTTTCCAAGTATCACCTATTTCTGTTAATAGTTTAAAATACAAATCTAATTTATTTTTTTGTAATGTTTGTGTTAAATCAACTTCTTTTGCAATAGTTGCAAGTTCTGAATTTTCTCTTAAAGCTAATTCTTTACTTCTCATTACCCAACCAACATTACGAAGTACAGGTAAGTCATCAACTAATTGTGCTAAAGCAACATCATCAGCAACTCCAAAATATGCTTCTAATAAAGTGTTTGCTTGTTGTGGTGTTAAATTTGAATCTACAAGTAATTTTTCTAATTCTTTTCTTGGATTTAGAGCAAGTGCAACACCTCTTTCATCTGCTGTTTTAGAAACAATTTTACCTGGGGGTAATTCACCAATTATTCTTTTTACATTATCATCTACAGCACTTAAATTAAATTCTATATCTAATGCTCTTTTAATATACTTTCCTCTTTCTACAGTATCTAATCCCATTTGTTGCATCATTATTTGTAAATTTCTTATTGCAGTTCCAGAATTTTTTAAATCTAATTGTGGTTTATGCAACTTACTCATAAGACTTGCTGAATAGGGTAATTTCATTTTCATTATTGGTGCAAATCCACCTGCACTTATTAATTCATCTGCTTGACCAATAGGTGCATCAAAATTACCAATAACCTTTTTTTTCATATAACTTCTAAGTCTTGGTGTTGATATAGGAAGTTCTCTAGCGTGTTTTAATGAACGACTTGTATTTATATAACCTTTGCTTAATATTTCTATTAAAGCGTTATTTACTAATGTTTCATCTGTCAATCTTGTTAAATTTGCAATCAACTCTGGTTGGTCATATATTTTTAATAAGTCCATAAGAACATCTGGATTACCTCCAGCATCTTCTATGTTATCACTAGAAGCAATCATTTTCTTTAATGCTCTATATGGTTCTGTTTCTAAAACTTCCTCTATAGAATTTTGTCCTGTTCTTTTAGGTGATTTAGCAATGGCAGTTCTTCTTATCGTATTTCTAATTCCGCCTGCTTTTGCTAAATCATCTAAATAAGAAGCTCTGTCTGCTTTTGCTACATACTTAACAACATTCTTTGCTTTCATAGATTGACCTGCTAATTGAGCTGCTCTAAATACTGGATCAGCATATAAAGTAATAGCAGCATCTGTAATACCTGTAAGCCAACTATAGGTTTTAGAACCAGGTTCTACTATTCCAGCAGCAGCTAAAGGTTCTGCTAATAATCTACCTGGAGTAACAAAAGCATCTTCTTGATTCTTTTTAAACTTAGCACTTGTTTCGCCTCTAAACTGTACACCTGTTTTAGCTTTTTCTTTTGCAATAGTTGTTAATGGTTTACCAACAATTTTTTCAGATAAACTTAATGCTTGTTCAGGTTGTACTCCCATACCAAGTAATTTCTTATACTCTGGAGTATCTACAATATCTTGACTATTAGGAATAATACCTTTACCAATATTTACTGGTCTGCCTTCTTTTATTTCTCTAAGTGCCAAAGTAAATGCAGTATCTCCAACTTGTTCTCTTATTTCAGGAAATTCTTCAAATGTTTGTGTTAATGCTTGTGTGTGAGATAATCCTTTGTTTTTTTTATCTTTATACCTTTGTCCAATAGCAACAGGAAACCTACCTAGTATTTGATCTACAAAATCTAATCCTGCATCAAATGCTAAAAAACCACCTCTTAATGTTCCTTTTACTCCACGCTTAAAAGCGTTCCAAGGACCTGCTTGTTCATCAACAATACCTTGTGCAAATCTTTCCAATGTTCGTGGGTCTATATTATCAAAATCTATTCCTGCTACAGCAGCAGTTGCTCCAACAGTTGGGTTAGTAAAATTAGCATTAACAGCATTTTTAATAGCAAGTTCTGCTGTTTCAGCAGTTACTTGTTCTCGTAATGAATCAAACCTAGCTTCTCTTGCTTTTAACTTTTCTAGTTCTTCTTGTTCTTTAAAAGGATTTTCTGGATATGTGTAACTCATAATACATTATCCAATGTCTTGCCTGTTCATCATTTGTAAAAATATTGGATCAGGATAAACATTGTACAACACTCTTAATATCATATCAGGGTCATCTACTATATCTTGTTCAGGAGTAAAACCAGGACCAAATGGCAATCCTGATGTTACAGGTTCATTAGGTCTTTCAGTAACACCAAAAGCATTAACCTGTGATAAATTTATATTATTTCTAGGTCTTGCTTGTGCTTGTGGAATACCCTCTTTTGGTAATGGTGCTGCTTGTTGTTGTTCTGTTAATGCTTTTTGTTCACCATAATCCATACCAGGTATTCTACGAACTGCTTGTGTTGTATCTTGTGTATTTCTTGCTGGTGGTGGTACATTTAATGCTCTCTTATCAGTACCTTTATTACTAGAACTCCTCGTTGCCATCTTGCTCCTCATCATCATCAAAAAACATAAAAGTAGAACTTATAATCATATATCCAAAAGGAAAAGCAAGTGGTGGCATTTGATCTCTAAACATTCTTGGTTGCAGTACTTCTTCATCTAGCAATATGTCATCACATTTTTCATCAACATCATAAAGTGAGTTATGTACTATTTCTGCAAAATCATTGTTAATTGACATTATCCACCCATACCTTGTAACAGTTGTGCTATGCCTGGTGGTGGACCTTGTGGTGGCAAAGTCTGTCCACCAAGCAATTCTTGTTCTGCTGTTGGTATCTCTGGCTCTTCTGCTGTAAAGAACTTATCTAAGATATTTTGCATATCATCAGGATTCTTTCTTATCTGCACAACAGCCATAGTTGCCTTTGGATCACCCTGTTGGGCTTGAGCTAATAATGTATCAAAAAGTATTTTATCTGCTTTTTCTTTTGTAATTCTACTGTTTACAGTTGTTAGGTTATCTAACCCATCAAGATTTTCTTGTAGTGTCTGTGTGTCTATGATACCTGCTTGAAGTAATTGCAGCCCTGTTACAATCTTTTGTGGCTCATCATATCCAGCCATAGCACCATACACTCTGCGTGTTTTGTATGCACCTTGTATATCTTTTTCTGGGTCATACTTTTCACTAAAGAATTGATTGTTGTAATAACCAGATAAGTCTTTAGCTTTACCACCATACATTTTTTGGTCCCACTCTAATCTTTTAGCATCAATCATCTCTATAGCATCAGCCATAACTGTGTGATACTCTCTAATCATTAGTGACATACTTGCACCTAGTTCTTCTAAACCTCTACCTGTTGCAAAACTAAGTGGAGATTGTGAATCATCAGATACAGGATAAGAACCACCAACACGAAGTTGTCTTTCTATTCTGTCTATTTGTTGAAATATTTGATAAGGAACATTTGATGCAGGTTTACTAACTTGTGTACCTGGAGCTAAATAGTTTACAGCAAATCTACCTTTACGATACTGTCCTGATTCTATCTCTCCAGATATGTTAGTTTCTGTAAATACTGCATCTTCCATAGCTATTATTGACATCACATTAATCTTTGCCATAGAAGCCATAAGTCCTATGATTTGGTCATACTGTCCTTGCAATCTGTCAAATGCAAATTTCTTTGCAATAACAAATGCAGGTCCACTATCTAGTGGATTTGGTATGAAGTCAAGAATAGTTGCAGAAGTCATATGGAATATATAAGTTCCATCTAAGTTGTAATACTCTGCTATTAAATCACCTTCGCCATTTGAATTAGCCCAACTACCATTATAAGAATCTGTGTAAGCAGAAGCATAAGCATTACCTATACCTAATGTATTAGTTTCATATCCATCTTTAGACATAATCTTTTCTGCTGATTTAGGATAAGTTCTTGCTAGAGCTTCTTTAGGAACTCTACGAACAATAGCCATTTCTTTTGGTTGTTGATCTGCACCAAAATAACCAGGAAAACAATTATAAGGATCACGAAGTTCTGCACAAGGATATGGCGTACCATCAGGTCCTTTTTTCTCTCTAATAACCCATACAGCAAAACCATAACCAGGTAACCATCTACCTACTTGTGGCATTTGTAAATCTAATTTTTGTGTGTCATCATATGAAGTTACAATACGAGCTATCTTATCTGCTTTAGCTCTAGCTCTATCAGAATCTTTATTGTTAGGTACATCTACTTTTAAATTAGGAATACGACCTATTTTTTGTGATAAATGTTCTAATCCTGACATCATCAAGTTAGGTACTGGTATTTGCCAATCTTGGAAACCTTTAAGGTTATCTCCAAGTAAAGCCTGTATTCCATCAGGTCCACCATTCATAATTGCACGAATACGACCTCTAGTAGAATAAGCACTCTGATTATCAAAGTGTAAATTGGTTATAGCGTATTGTATTTCTTCTGGTTTCACTTTAACCCCAAGGGCTTTCGTTCATATCGCTTATATCCCATTCTCCAAAACTTGGTTCATAATCTAATCCTACTTCTGCTAGTCTTTCTTTTTGTAATCTCCTAATTACTCTCATAGGAAACCAACTAGCCATAACAACATC